GCTCGTCAGCAGCAGGTTTACGTCCACGTCGAGCCGAAAGTAGCCACGACTGAGTTCCGTTACGGCCGGACCGTTGATGCGGAACTCGACGTGATCGTTCGCCCGCATCTTCTCCGCTTCGCGTTCGTCGATGCCCTCGATGAGGATGGGCAGTTCGATCCCGTCCGCTGCCTGTTTGAAGTAGTCGGCGGCCGAGGCGAATACCCATCGTGGCCAGTGTGGGTTGGGAATGCTCATTGTCGCTGCGCTCCCGCCGCAAGGCTCAACAGGCTATCGGCTGCAACCAGGTGGACCAGTTCCGGCGCACGGCCCATCAGTTCCTTGCCGACGATGACCCAAGCGGCTCCAAACTCGAATTCCCAAATGGCTTTGATCTCGTAGCGACGGCCGTTGTAGACCAGCCAGTCGTCGTTGGTGAACTCAAAACCCTCGGGCATGTCGCGGGCGTCGATGATGAACTTGCGAAGCCCGCTATCAAAACTGCCGCCGTAGACAAACGCCTTGTTGGCTGAAATCTGCGAGATAGATTGAATTACCTCGCGGCCGACCTTGACCGGCAAGATGACGGCCCGCCGGACCACGAAGACATCCTTGTCGATCGTCTTGCGTCCCGTTCGCACATCGGTCTCGGCGTCATTCAATCGATAGACACTCACCGTTGCTCCGTACTGCCGTTTGAGCGAATACAGGGTCCGTTGGATCATCCGGTTGAGTGTGCGGTCGGCCGGGCACATGAGTTCTACCTGTCGAGAGCCCTTTCCAATCGCCCCATGACGATCGTGTTCTGTGCGATCACGGTCGAGCATTTCTCGACCAAGGGCAGAAGAACCTCTCTCTGTTCGTCTTCCAGGGTTTCGATCCGTGTAGCCAACCGATCCTCGCGGCGGAAGTCCCGCCACAGAAAGAAGATCACGGCAATCAACAGTGGGCCGAACTGCTTGAGCAGCCACATCAGGTCCATGAAGTCGTCCACGGTGCATTCCTCAAAAGCGTTGGAAAGAAGACGGGCAAAACGAAAGGCGTGAGGGGAAGCCCGGTGCGGAACACGACGGAAGCGTGCCGCACCGGGCGATCCCCGAAAGACGCGAGGGAGATTAGCCCTGGAGCACTACGGCCAGGTCCGGGTCGAGGACCGCGACACCGGCCAGGATATCCATGTTGACGACCGTGCCCTGCTTGATGCTGTTGTATTGCATCGTGATACGCATGGCGATGTCGTTGTACGCCGCAACGGCGGCCATCACGCCCATCGACTGGTTGGGCAGCGCCAACGGCCGAGTGACCAGGGCCAGAGCGTCGCGGTGCATCGCGAGGTTCATCGCGCCGGCGGGGCCGGGGAAGGCCAGGTCGTTGTCGGCCAGGGCGGCTTCCAACGGGCGGTCGAGCCAGATGACCCGATCGGAGCCAGACGCCTCGGACTCGATCACCGTGTAGGTGTGGCGGCTGCCACCGGTGCCGAACGAAACGAGTTGGCCGACCTGAAGTGGCTGGGTGAAGCCGTCGACCGTGATGCCCTTGGTGTAGTCGGCCGGGTACGCACCCTTGACGCTCTGGGCCTTGTACACGGTCATCGCAGCGCCGGCCTCGGTGGCGAACTTATTCGCCTCGTGCAGCGTCACGGCCGTCGTGTCACCGGCAGCGGTCGTTGCCGCAGTGACGTAGGTGGGCTGATCGTTGCCGACCACAATCGCGTACTCGCCGGCCTGCACTTCGTAGCCGGTGACGGTCACGGCCTGCGAGCCGGTCGCGCCGATACCCGCCGCGTTGGTCACGGTGCCGGTCGCCACGTCCGACGTGCCTTCGGCGATGTCGTTGACGTTCTGGTCCATCCAAGTGTCGAAGCTGAGGATGCGGCCCAGTCGTGCGTTTTCGAGCGCCGTACCGCCATCGCCCCGCTGGTCGGCGGCGATGAACAGTTCGTTCTTGAGCAAGGCCGTCTCGCTGGCCGAACCGAGCACAAGGTTGCGTTCCGTGATCGGGGCCTTGTTGTCGTTGAGCACCTTGCGGGCTTCGAGCAGATAGTCCTTCGAGTTGCTCTCGTCGAGGTTGAGCAACCGCCCGACGCGACCCATCGGACCGGCCAGAAAACGGTGAACCTGACCGAGCACCGCGCGATCGACGCCACGAGCGATGACCTGCATGGCCGGCAGCAAGTAGATCGCCACCAATTCCTGGAACGACTTGCTCGCCTCGCCATCCTTGATGACGAACGAGTTGTAAATGTGCTGGTTAAGCGGGACCTGCACATTGGTCGAACGCGCGTCTTGCGTTTCGACGTCGTCGTCATCCGTCTTGCGGCGAATCTTGAAGCTGGCCGGCTGCCGGGTGTTGACCACGTCGCCGAACTCGCGGACATCATCCTCGAAGTCGCGGTGGACCATCGAGGCGGCAACCATGTTCTCTTCGAGGATTGCCAAGCCCTCTTGCGCCCACCGCTCGGGAATGTAGGCGTCGTTGTCGTTGGCGTAGCAGGTTGGCTCCGCCGGGGAAAGGTAGAGAGGATTCATCGTGAAGAGTTCTCCGTTGTGGGGCTTTTCTTGAGGGAGACTGCGGCGAGCGCCGCGAAAGGTGGGACAAACGAACCCCTGGAAGGAAGAGGATCAACGGCCGCGCCGAGGTTTCAGCCCGAGAAGCTCAGGGTTCTTCTCGCGGATTTCGCGGTACTGCGTGGGTGACAGTTTCCGCACGTCGACCTGGCCGTTCGCGCCCGGTGCAAGGCCACCGGTAGCCGAGTTTCCGCCGATGCCGCTGACGACACCGCTCTTGAACAAGTTGCCGTACAGTTCGGGAAGCTCTTTCATCCGATTGACGGCTTCCTCGGGCGTCCGCTGAGTCATCACCGACTCGCCCGTTTCGGGGTCCTGGTCGGGAAAGTCGACCATTGGGGCCAACTCACTGAGTCCCCGCCCCTTCTCGTCCGTCTTCTCGACCATTTTGGTCATGGGTCGCAGCAGCGCCACGATTTGAGAAGGGCTGTACGCTTCGTGCGAGACTGCGGCGTCCTGGAGCGACCGGGAGACCGTCGACTCGGTGTAGCGGCGTTGCCAATCCTCGGCCTGCCTTTCGGCCTCGGTCAATCGCTCGCCGTACTCCGCTTCGAGCTTCTTCCGTTCGTGCGCCGCCTGCTGTTCCTTCGTGCGGTATTGGGCACGAAGGTTTTCGAGTGACTCTTCCAGTTTGTTGCGTTCGTCCTTGCTGAGGCTCTCGTTCTCCAAGAGTTGCTGGTAGGACGTCTCCAGAGTCTCGTACTTCTTCTGATGCTTACGGCGGTCGTCCGCCATGAATTTGTTGACTTCCTCCTGGGTGAACGTCCGATCGCCGCCTTGGTCGCCATCGTCGTTGTTGCCACCGCCTTGGTCGGCATTGTCGGTTTGGCCGCCATCGCCACCGCCTTCACCTTCATTGTCGTAGCAGGTCGCCAGCGGTTCGCAGAGGTACAGTTCGCACAACATGGTTTGTTCCTTTCTCAGGAAACCCTACTCAGTCGAATGGCGTCGTCGTCGCGAAGGAACGGTCGTAGGTATCGCCACGCGAGTGCGTTGGGGACGCCGTTGACAATATGTTCGATCGGGACATGGGCGCGGGAGTAGGTTGTCCGCACCGACGCATAACCCTGGGAAACGATCCCCAAGTTTTCCAATTCTAGTTCAGGGTCTTTTCCATCCAGTAGCGAATGGGCGATTTCGTAACATGCAATCCGAATCGCTTCGGGAACTTCCGTGTCAGAACCACGCGGGAACTCCAACACCTGCTCGGCTTCGGCCGCGCGAATCGCTTCATCGCTCGCACCCGAGACGAGTGCATGGACCGAGTGTTTCCGCCCTTTGAAGTTCAACGTGTCGATCACGAGTGTCGCAGCACGCAACGCCCTCGGGCGATCGATCGGCCTGGCTTGCGTCCATGCGTGTTCGTGCAACCGCATGGCGAAGTAGGCAGCCGCCTCTTCGACCGAGCCGTAGGTCTCTTGTGAGATTCCTTTGGGTTTGGGAGGGTCGATCGGCTGTGGAGGACTCGCGGGTCCGATCTTCAGTATTTCCATGCTGTCGAACGGAATCCCGTAGATCATTCCGCTTGGCGCGAGGACAGCACCTTGCCATTTGTTGATGCCGGCAAGATTCCCGAAGGTCGACGCGATTTCGGTCACCGGATCGATCTTCAAGACCTCGGCGGCATTGTAAGGAACCGCGTAGACACAGCCATTAGAAGCCAAGACGCCGGCATTCCACTTGTTGGTCCCAGGCAGACTGCCGAAAGTGGACGTGGTGTCGGAGGCGGAGTTGATCTTCAACACCTGAGCGCTGTCTCTCGGAATCCCGTAGATGATTCCATTCGCCGCCAGGACGCCGAAGGCCCATTTGTTTAGTTGGGACCCCACGCTGCCGAATGTGGTCGCCGTGTCGGTGGTCGGATCGATCTTCAGTATCTCGGCGTGGTTCTTCGGAATCCCGTAAATGCAACCGTTGGGTGCCAGAACACCGTCAAACCACTTGTAGGTTCCTGCGAGGTTGCCGAAGGTGGTTACGGTGTCGGTCGCCGGGTCGATCTTGAGCACTTCGGTGCTGTTGTACGGAATCCCGTAGATGCAGCCGTTCGGTGCCAGAACGCCGCCGAGCCATTTGCTTGTTCCCGGCAGACTGCCGAACGTGGAGATCGTGTCGGTGGCAGGGTCTATCTTCAGAATCTCGGCATTGTTCTTCGGAATCCCGAAAATGCAACCGTTGGGCGCCAGAACGCCGTCGAACCACTTGTTTGTACCGGTGAAGTTCCCGAACGTGGTTACCGTGTCGGTGGCGGGATCGATCTTGAGCACTTCGGTGCTGCTGAACGAAATCCCGTAGATGCAGCCGTTTGCTGC